AAGGCCGGAGATCTCCGCCCCGATAGGGATCTGGAAGTTAGTTGCACCGTTTGCAACAATGGCGTTGTCTCCAGTAGTTGAAGCTCTCTCTGTGTATTCGCTAATCTTTGGCATCTTAGTATATTTGTGAATGTTCTGCTAAAATTTCTTCGGAGCCTTCCCCTAGTAAGTTGGTGCTCGCCTCGCTCAGTATGTTTACCGGGTCTCCTGGAGGCTGGATAGGTGTTACCGCTGACGTTAGGATGACCTGCTCGGCTTGAATCGAGGACGTGTAGGGGCGGTGTAGGTTAGCTACGTTGGCAGTCCATGCCGGAGGTCTAGTTAACCTGAATACGCCGTAGGTGCTCTCAGTATTAGCGGCCGTTACAGCAGTTCCCGCGGCAACTGGCAACCATAGGTGAGGCCAGAATTTGAGCTCCCGGTAGGCGCCTGGGATAGTTGAATCAACCGTCTCAGCTACTCGGCACATTTGACCCGTGGAGAAAGTGATCCAATCACCGGCAGCCAGGTAGGGGTTGAGACTACTACCCGTCACGATGTTGACGGACCTCGCATAAGCAGCAGCGTCGTTGTTTACGGTGGGATTCTCTTCGGTGAGGCCTAAGTTCGTACACTGGCTAGGGTCTCTAAGCCGGAAGGTGTGGAGACCTCCCTCGACCCTCATGAAGAATCCTTGCAGGTCTTGCATTTGAGCTCTCGTCATTGCCTTGAACCTGATCGTGCATTTCCAGCGCTCTTTCAGTCCTCGCGTTTGGAGAGTCGTTCCCGTGAAAGGGTTAGACTGCGACCCGTGGTTGTAGTCCATCGCCCAATCAATCTGGACGGCTTTAGCCACTGAGTCTGGAAAGTCGATTATAGTCATTGCGCGAATGCTTTAGCAGGTTGTCCTCCGTGGGCGATGATTTCCATCACGCCTTCGATGGCTGAATTCTTAGTCTGCTGTGCGAATACTGCCATTTGTTGCTCGTTAGGGTTACCGTCATAGTGGTTAACCTGCGTGAACGCTAGACCTGCTCCGGAGCCGGTAGAGTTACCTAGTGCGTCGTTAGGAATAATGTTACCCGTCCTCTTAGGTGAGAATAATTCAGGCCCCCGCTCACCTACCAAGTAGGTTTGGCCCCCGGAAACCGGCCCACCTTCCGCGCGCGCGCCGCCGATGCCGAAGAAACTTGCAACACCTCCGAAGAATGAACCGGTGTTTCCCCCACTACCTGCAAGGCCTAGGATCGCATTAGTGGCAAGAGCCTTGAGCTGGATCTTAGCCAGTTCTGCAATCGCTTGGTTAGCAAAGCTCTTGAATTGAATCGTGCCGTTCTCCGCGAACTCGGTCACAAATCCTGTCAGGTTGTCAAAAGTAGACGACCCAAAGTCCGCAATCTCTTGTTGATAAGCCGTAAGTTCTTCTTTCACCTTTACCAACTTTTCTTTCACTTTCCCTATGTTCTTGACCGCTTCGTCAGAACCAGTGCCACCCAGTAAAGTGGTATCAATGCTACCCGTTCCGGATGGGAGCCCGTCTAGCTCTGATCTCAACCCTACTATTTCTTCCGTAACTACTTTGACGCTATCACTAGCCGCCTCCCCCGTCCCTGCAAAGTCCATCACCTTCTTACGGGCGCTCTCTAGGAAACTGTCCAGAAGCTCCGCGTTCTTTTTACCCTGCTCTATCTCTGCGATAGCGGCATCGAACTGGTCTTGATACGGATTTTCCGGTGACTTGCCCCCCGACTCCAGGAACTGTTTGTTCTGGAAAGTCTGGACCATCTCATCGAGTGAGGGCGCCTCTATGTCTAGCCCTATCTTATCAATGAGGAAACCCCCCCCAGGCAGTATTGCTAACCCGTTGGAAAGGTTGTTGACGAACGCTGTGGCGAAGTCTGCCGCAACTTTGGCGGCAACCCCTTTCATAATCGGCCCTAACGTATTAGCGAGGCCGGCGAACTTGGCCTGGATGAAAAGTAGGAACAGTTCGACTCGTCGCTCACCTGCGCTAAACACCGAGTTGATCTCTGTCAAGATACTCTTAATAGCTGGGAGGAGTTTCAAGCCGATCTGAACGGCAACCTCCCCGATGTTATTCTTTAGGATTAGGAACTTGCTAGCCGCCGTCTCGTTGGCAATTGCTGCTTCGTTAACCCTAGCGTTGTTCTTAGCCCACTCGTCAGTTGACTGGCTCACCTTCCCCCTAACCAGTTCCATATTCTGCGCCAGGGTCAGGAGAACCGCTGTATTGTGGGCTCCAGCTATTTCAAACTCTTTGAGAGTCTCGGTTGCCGCTCTGCCGTCTTCGCCCAGTCGTTCTAAAAACTTAAGGAAGGTTTCAAATGCGTCGTCCGCGAAGTCCCTGGACAGTTGGTCAACAGTCGTCCCCATGAACTTAGCCATGGCAGCGGCTTCCTCGCCTCCCGCCTGAATGGCTGCGTTGATGGCTATCATTGCACGACCAACGCTAGAACCCGCACTCTCCGCGCGTTGTCCCGTCTCTCGAAGAGCTGTAGAGAGTCCTAATATGTCAGCAGAAGAGACGCCGAAGACTGACGTAGCTTGAGCTACCCTAGTGGACATCTCCAAGATCTCGCTCTCACTTGCTTTAGCTGAGTTACCCAAACCCACTAACGCATTGGTGAGGTTGTCTGCAACGCCAACCCCCTCTTTAGTAACGGTCAGCAGTCTAGCCACCGCTTTCGCACCTTCATCCCCCGCCACGTCGGAAGCCTTGCCGAGCTCCGCCATGATCTGAGTAAACTTGCCTAGCTCTTTCGTCTCTACTCCCAACTGACCGGCAGCTTGAGCTAATTCTAGCAACTCAATTTTACCGATGGCGAAGCGCCGAGTGAACGCGCTCATGTCCTTTTCAAACTTCGCAAGCTCCTCACCAGCTAAGCCTGTAGTTTTGACGACACCTACGAGCGCGGTTTCGTAGTTAGCGGCAGCCTCTACGATTTTGGCAGCAGAGAAGGCACCAGCCAGAGAGGCGCCCAATACACTTACGGGCGTAAGTAGTGCTTTAAATCCCCTACCAAGTTTCTTAGCTATTCCCGACAGCGAGCCGGTAACTGTTGTTCCCCACTTCTGGACGCTTTTCTGAGCCCTCTTAAGGCTTACGTTAAGTTGACCAGTGTCAGCCCTAACCTTAACTACGAGAGTCCCTAACGGCTTAGCCATTACTTACTATAACTCCCTGGCTCAAGTTGTAGGTGTTTCTGCTTAGGTGGGCGCGCAAATTTCATATCCCAGAAGAACTTCACGTATGCTTCAGTTAGTTCCTTCTTTTGTACAGCACTCAAATCGGTGAAAGGCCGCTCGGCGGATCTTCTCGTAGACGAGCAGCTCGCGTTTAAGAGCGTCAACGTAAGCGCGCTGGTAAGGAGTAGGTTCTTCATATTTTAGAATTGCTTTAATGATTCTGGCCTGCGCTCTCCTCTCCTCCCTCAATGCCACTTGTAGCGCGGACTCAGCGGCAGTCTCTGCCGCTTTCTTTAAGTAATAGGTTACAGCCTCTAACAGAAGCTTCACTATGACTACTACCTTCACGAGCCCTCCTCGTTGAACCTCCTGACAATGTCAGCGACGTATTCCGCTTCCTTGTCTACGTCGTTTACGTAATCCTCCCATTCAGGACTATCCCCAAAGCACGGTTCGTAGACGCCGCTAGGGCACCTCTGATTAGCGTTAAATAGGTAACCCCTGCCTCCTGTCTGAAGCTTGACGCCGCCCGATCTCAGCACCCTGTCTGGGTATGCTGCCGAGGTGGCATCGACAAAGGCTTTGCCCAGGGTGTCTGCCGTTGACTGAGACGCCACGAGTATTTCGGCGCCCTCGGCCGATCCGTCGAATGCGTTGAAATGCAACTCTAGAGCTAGGTCGAGCCGCAAGCTAGAAGTCGCCCTGCCGTGCTCCCTCATCGCGGATGCGTAGCCTAGTCGGCCATTACGGTATATTACGTGTGCTCGGTAGCCAGCGTCTTTGAGTTTCTCGGCAGCCGCGTTAGCCACTTTGCGCCGGCTCTCCCACTCATCAGCACCGTCTATTGCAGTGGCGCCAGTCCCTCGATTGTGGCCAACGAACAGCCCGACGATAGCCTTCGGCTTGCCTTCTGGATCCGCTACGGAATCTTGCTGGACGTCACCACCCGCGCTCGGAAGGGTTCCGCTATCGACGTGGCTAGGGTTGTCCGTGTCTAGGACTTCCGCGTTAGCTTCGACGATGTCTTCGACAAGTCCGCGAAGAGCCCCGGGGCCTAGCTCCGCCAATAGTTGGCGCCCTCGTAGGCCGTTAGCCTCGAGCAATTCCCGGTCCTGGGTAGACAACGTGGTCGACGACATAGGTATTACTACTTGTCTTCGCCGGATGTCTCGGACTTAATACCCGCGCGGAGAGTGACAGCCAGTACAGCAGCAACGATAAGTTGCACTGCGTCACCTAGATCAATCGACCCGGAAGCAACGGAAGCGAGCGCTCCAGTGATGGCGGCGATGGCCGTTAGATATGTTTTGTATCCTTGAAGAAATTTCATGACATAAACATACCACACCAAATCTGCCTAGTCTTTCAGTTCTTTCGCGGACTGGATGGACTGGAGTCGGGCTTGGACTGCTGCGTCCATCTCCGCTGCCTCTTCCTCTGGAGTCTTGACGACAGCGTAAATTCTGCACTCGTCAGGGGTGAACGGGGACGGCTTCTTTTTAGAGTCTCGATGCAGATTGAATAGATCTGCCCTGAGTTGGCCCCGCTCGAAGTCTACCCTCTCATCGTCCTTCTGGATGGCCTTCCTAAGTGCCGTAACGTCCCCTAGCGTCAGCGAGGCGAACTCTTCTTTAGTCACACCTAACCTAACTCGAAGACTAGCCCAGACTAGCTGAGGAGTTAGGACGTCTTCCGCCGAGCCTTCTTCTTCGCTGGCGGCTTTCCCGGCGATTGCAAGAGCTCCGAAACCTTCTCGAACAGGTCGGACGGATTCATTGCTAGGGCGTCCTCCATTGTTGGTGAGTCGTCCTTGCCAAGTTGCAGCGCTACGAAGAGAGCCGTTAGCGTTCGAGGATTAGTCGAGTCAATCTCGTCCCCATTTAAGACGTTGATTCCTGCGTTTTCTGCTAAATAGCAGACTGCAGCCATAGTTAGATTTTCCATTGCGTGACGGGGTGGCCTGGTAGGGGTTCGTCCGAGCCGGGGTGGTTGATCCACCGCCGGCCCAGACTTGACCCCGCCAGGAGATTCGTTTCAGGTTATGCTGCAGGTGGCCAGAGAGCAGCTACTGTGATCAAGTCGCGGATAGCCTCTTGTGCTGCGTGATACTCACCAGTAGGAGTGATGGTGAACGTGCGACGGATTTGCTCGTTAGGGCTGACGTCGTGAGAGCCGAGAGCCGAGACAAAACCCGACCAAATCTCACCGGAGTCGTTGACGTCCGTATATTCTACCATAAACAGAGCGGTGGTGTTGGCATCGAACGCTTCAACCAACAAATGGTGATTTTCCGCGTTGTTGGCCAGGAGGTCGGAAGGGTTACTACGAACCTCTGCTGTGAGCTCACCGAAAGACTTGGCGCCGCCCTCTTTGAGCCGCTCCTCCGCTTGGATGCCTGCCACGCAGTCTAGCAAGTCGTCATCTTCGATGACTTCCCGAGTACGCTCCGGTGTGCTGAGGTTATAGAGTTTTCCGATCTCTGACCAGGTGATGCCGGCGTCGGTTGAAATTGAAAGTTTAGAACAAAGGCCTCTCATAGTATTTGTAGTTTAGTTTAGTTTGTATTTGTATTATTTCCAGCGGCTAGATACTAGATTGATTCGACTCGCCCTAGTCCTCCGTGATAGCTAGCCAAAGGAAAAGAGCCCCATACGATCCCTCGGACGGATCATAGTCGTCGGAGAACCCCCCGATCTCCGTATGTGTTAGTCGGGTTCCGGCGGCTATCTCGACGCCACAGGATGATTGGAGGTGCTCGGCCAGCCCCGCCCGAAGGGTGTCAGCCTGCGCTCGCGTGTCAGCGTAGATTCGGAACTGAAACGTAAACTTACTGTCATCCATCACCCCGCCAACGTTGATCTCGAAGTCTGCGCCGAGTAGTTGGTAGACCACACAAGGGTTAGTCGTTCCGTCCGGCGCCTCATCTGGGAAGACCCGTCCGTCTACGTTTATAGCAGTGTTCGCCCGTATCAGGGAAACCAGCCACTGCCTGAGTAAGGATGGATTCATACTAGTTTAAAATTGTTTGAGAAAGTGGTGAGCCCGGAAGAGCGGAAACTCACGATGGCAGGAACCATAAAAGGTTTCGCTGCGTGGTATTTCGTCCCCGTCTCCAGGAAACGGTAAAAACGAGACGTCTCATCAGGTTGATATGTTCTGCTACTCCGCCTCCCCGACTTGAGCTTCCTGCGAACTGTCCGCTCGCTAACGAATTCGCCAGACTTTACTGTGAGTGTTCTAACGTTAGGCGATGGCTCCACGACGACCAGGGAGCGCTTAACGTGTGAGGAAGTGGCGTTGGCTTTCGCGTCTCGGAGAAGCTTCTGACCGCTGGCGTCTAGTGCCTTGCGAGTGGCTCGCCGGATCTGAGTTTTCATTCCCTCAATCCTCCGACTGACTCCTTCGATCCCCTCAACTGAGCTCCCGAAGATCATGCGCCTGCAAATGTCCTCAATCTAAACGGGTCGCAGAGCCTCTTGGCTCCCTCGGGGACGTCTGACATCTTATTAGTATCAACCTCGGAGCGGTTGTGAAAGAAGTGGCCCACTAGGAACAGCAGCGCTTGTTTCATCGGGGTGGGTAGGTTCGCATCAGCGTAGCCTACCGTGAAAGTGATAGTGATCGGCTCTGACGCGTCATGGCCAGTAGGCGTTACAATGGCTTCGCCGGTGCCCGCTACTATCTCAGACGTAAACGAAACGCCCACGCTGCTTTGCTCTACGGTGTCGACAGTCTGGACAGGGTAGGCAGGAAGGACGGCTTTGACTCCATCACCTACCGTCGCCGTGTAAACCCTCTGGACCTGTTCTAGGTCCCTCCCGGTATAGTCTGCAACCCATGAAACCGCTGCTGGGTAGTAGTAGCTCTGGATGAGATCGTCCTCAGAAGTTCCGGAAACCCTTAGATGCTTTTTAAGTATGTTAAGCGATACGAAGGCCATACTAACTGATCTCCTTTGCTATCTTCTGCTCAATAAATGCCGACGCAATGCTTGCGGGGATCACCGCGACATCTCCCGCGTTCAAGGCTACACTCAAGTAGCCAAGCGAGCGAATCATCTCAACCCTAACTTCCCCGCCGTTAACCATCTTCACCCCGTCGACCATATCAAAGCATTTCCCTAGCGTAGATACATAAGGAACACCGCTAGACATCTTGGCCTTGCGCTTAGTTGCTCGTTTCTTCTTTGGTGCTGATTCCATGGTTTCTGAGGTAGTAGTAGGGACGGCTAGCCCTTTGCTAGCCGTCCCTTATTTAGCTTACTAAGCTTATGCTGCTGCGATGGTCAACTTGCCGAACGCGCTAGGGAGCTCGTTAACAAGGTCATGACGCATCTGACCGCGATAGCCGACAAAGCCGTTCGCAGCGTAGAGTTCACGCAACTGGCGCACTGACAAGTCACGGCGCACGTAGTTGGTGCAATGCTTTTTCCAGTCACCAAAGGCAACCACTTCGTTACCAACGGTGAGGTTATCCTCAACCTGGTCTGACAGAACGATACCGTGTCCCCAGATAGTTCCAGGGGCACCTTCGCGAACGGATGGGCTCCAAAGGAAACGACCATCGGCGTCTTTGAGCTTCATGATCAAAGTTTCCGTGGACGGATTCAAGAGGAACTTACCACCAGAGCGGCCACTCGCAGGAACGAGAGCGCGCAAGTCAGCGAGATCTTCGAAAGATACCGTCAACGTTGTAGCAGTATCAACCGTGTTCGTGATGCCAGCCAAGAGGCTAGTAGGCCCTTGAGCGTCGGTTCCCAAAACAGCAGCAATCTCAGCAGCATTTGCAAATGCTTGACCGAACTTAGTTGCAAGGTAGTTAGGAAGGTTGATCTCGCTATCATCGAGGAGCTCTTCGTGAACCTTAACAAGCTTGCCGAGGTTGAAGATGTCGATGTTTGCGTTATCAATCTGGCCATCGCTCTCTGCATAAACTTCGCCAGGGGCGCGGTAACCAGCAACACCTACTGAAGTCTCAACGACGTATTTGCGCTGTCCACCCAAAGTCTGGCGTCCAATTTCGCTAATAAGTCCGTTGGTGCTGTAGAGCAACTCGACTACTTTGTTCATGAAGTCACGGTGAACGATAGGCGCGCCCGTGTTAGTTCCAGAGTGGCTCCATGCGCGAAACTCATCAGGAATGCTCCGCTTAACTTCCTCTGCTTGGGAGGCGGAACTGGAGCGGAGGTAGTCGCTAAACACCTTCGCGTAGTCGTCACCTGCAAAGTAAGCGCTTGCACGCTGCTCGTCGGACTCGTCGCGGATGTCTGCAACTGATGCGCTGCGGACGTCTTCTTGAAAGCTCGGGGCGCCTTTCGTGGCGTCTTCGGTTGCTTCAAATGCTGCGATCTTTGCATCTTCTGCGCGGAGGACTGAGCGGAGAGAATCCAAGTCTTTCTGGATCTTCTCAAGCTTAAGCTCTTCGTCAGCGGTGTTGCTCCGAGTCTCGGTCACGGCTAGTTGAAGCACGTCGGCCTTAGCCTTCGACACTTCTGCTACTTGGTTTGCCGCCTCATTGCGAGAGCGGATCATATCGTTCTTGTCCATGTTTGTAATTGTTTGGTGTTACCTTATTTATTCAGTTGTCGTGTCGTCGAGCTTCGGCTCGTTTGGAATTGTGTAGACGCAATTGTCGCAATTGTCGCAATTGTCGCAATTGTCGCAATCATTAGCTACCTCGAGCGCCTTAACTAGCACTTCTAGGGCGTGCTCGATAAGCACGCAATCTCTACGGGAAATGTTAGTTCCTGGTTCTGTAGCTTGGCTCAGTAATGCGAGGGCTTGTGGGGGTGTCAGTGGCGTGGTTGTGTTTTCCATCGTGTTTGTTTGTTTGTTTGTTTGTTTGTTTGTTTGTTTGTTTGTTTGTTTGTTTGTTTGTTTGTTTGTTTGTTTGTTTGTTTG